ATAATATACTCAGAGGTATAACGTCCTTGATCAGCCCAAACTAAAAAGTCCAAATATCCAAATGGGCCAGAGTCATTACCTATTAGCTCGGCAAGACTGTTTTTAAAGGCTAGTTCAATCATTTCAATAATATGTAATAAATGTATTCTTAGGTTTTTATCAAAAAAATATCGTTTTAACACACTGCTGAATAGTAGTCCATCATATAGGCCATCCCTTACAAATGGCTTTGCGTATTCTTTTAACTTATAGTATCCGATATTTTTAATGTAGATACTTGCATTTTCAGAATCGATTGTCATCTTTCGATCACTAAAAACATTTACAAGTTTTTGATCTTCATCTTGTATATTCATTTTTAATTCCAACTTTGCTATAAAAAAAGCCCGAACATAATTGCCCGGGGACTTGATATGACTTTATTATATGCGGCACCATATTGAATGTCAATTTCAATACAGAAAATCCCGCCAGACAAGGAAGTTCATCCAAATCCAGCGGGCTTAATTTATATATGGGCCAACTTGCGTATCTGTTTCAATGTCACAGGTTGGTCCAATTTAAAACTAGTTGGCGAATGCAGACTTCAACCAGACCGACTCGCCATTCATCTCTACTTCAATTGATGATCCAACACGTTGCAATACCTTGTATCGTCCATTCAAAGTGAAGTATTCGGGAACGCCGTTGTTACCAAGGCCGTTTTGGTCCGTCAATGGGTTACCATGACGGTCGGTCAACGTTACTGATACAGCCGGCATGTCGTTGTGATAATCTGCTACAGGAATAGCCATATCATTGTTACGAACGTACACTCCACCCAACTCGTATTGCCAGCTATCTAGTACGAATACACCGTTAAACTCTGCCGAGTCATCTTGCGTGCTGGCATTCAAGATTTCGACATCCTTCTTGTTTACCCAAGAATAGATGTCATCAAGCAACACGCGGTCGCCATCAACTTCTAGCACCTTGTGTGGCTCACCCTTAACATAGTTAGGAATAGCTTCACCAGCTGCGTAATGAGTAGCACTGAAGTTAACCTTAACCGTCATACCAGGCGCGATGTCTGCCTTTGGTGTATTATCAGCTTCCTTACCGGCAATAATTGCGGGTGTGTCAGTGTTAGGCTTTTCAGGGTTTCCGTGCTTGTAACCATTGTCCGTGATACCGGTCAGGTCAACATTACCATCCAATCCACCAGCAATGTATGATGCTGTAAATTGTAACAATTGTACATTATCAAATGAAGGAAAGTAATTATAGTTTGGCTCTGGCGTAACCTCGTAATTAGGATACTGAGCCAACCAAAGCGGGTACTTATTAGCAATCGCTTGCAGGTCAAGGTTTGACATCAAGAAATTCTTGTACCCGTATAGCACAGCTGTCTTTCCCTTTGATTGAATATAATCAAGTCCGTACATAACTACGTCTGTATTCGTTGCACCTTGCTCAATGTCCAAAGCAAAGATAGCTCCCTGTGGCGTTTGGCTTTTTGCTAGATAGTGATCAATTACGGTTTTCATGGTCGCACGGTCAGTAACACCGTCTACGAAAATATAGTCATGCGCGCGTTTTCCTTGGGCGATTGCATACTGAACTTGCGTTGGATACGTGTATTGATCAACATAGCCATGTCCAGCGTAGTACCCACCAATTTGAGCGATGGCAAACTTATCGTGACCATATCCAAACTTACCTTGCGAACCTTGGTAGATTGACCAATCAACACCCTGGTCGCCTTTGGCAGCATATACTGATGGTACTGAGCCCATAATTAAAAGCGCTCCAGTCGAAACCAAAGCGCCCTTGAGCAATTTATTCATTTACTTCTCCTTTCATATTCTTTACTGCAGTTTCGATAGCGTCATCGATCTGCTTGGCTGTGAACAGTTGACCGATACCTTGCCTTAGCAAAGCATCATTAATTTGCTTGATTGCCTGAGCCTTCTGTGTCTGGCCACCATCAAATGTCACCTCAGCCCATCTCACGACACCTTCTGCAATGCCGAGCAATTTCGTTAGCCTCTTATTGTTGGCAAAGCGCTTTGATAGGTACTCGATGGCCAAAATTAAAAGCGCTGGCAGGATTCCAACTTCCCACAGCGCTTTCAGCCATTCGATTAAGTTATTCATGGTATCTCTCCTTTTCGAACAATGTTTTGATTTGTTCGTCGTGCTTAACGAGATGAAGCTCAACTTTGTCTAATCGGTCGTCTTGCTTATCAAGTTTGGCGGTCAACTTGTTAATGCTGTCCGTCAATTCATCAAACGAACGAACAAAAGTTGCTTTAATGATGGCATTTAACATACCCAAAAACGCACCAATAACTGAAAACAAGCCAAGTAATAAAGCCATCCATCCAGTTACTTCGTGTGGAAATTGCATAGTTCAACCCCGTTATGCTTCCGTTGTAGCTGCATTCAATGAAGACGTTACCTCATCAGCCTTTTTAAATACAATATCTTGGAACTCCGTCCATTGCTTACGAAATTCTGCGATATTTTCCTTATATACAGCAACATAATTGTCAGGGATATAGTAACTCACTTGTGGCATTCCATCAGAATTGATATTGCCGTTAAACGTTGCATATACCACCTTTTGCTTGTTCCCATCATCGTCAACCTTTTCAGCAGAAAGCTCTGCATCAAATGTAGTTCGTACGTTAATCTTCATCTTGTTGATCCTCCGTGTGTTCCGCTAATTGTTCATGTAAATTTTGCACTTCAACTTGCAACAGGGCTACCTGTGCTTTCAATTCGGCATTCTCAATCGTGCGTGTCGCGACTTCCAAACCCAATGTTTGAATAATTTGTTGATTTTGATCCATTTCTTTTCCTCCTAAATTCTAACCCATATCAACGTTATACCAACCAGTAGCCGTTCCGTTGCTATTGAATCCGGTTGGTATAGCTGCTGTTCTGATACCACCAAAAGCTTTAGCAATCTTTGTAAGGTTGATAGCTGTTCCGTTTGACGACAAATAAATGTCGGAACCTGCATAAACAAAATAAGCAGAAGGACCACCGAAAGTTGGATAACTTCCTCCGTTTAAATTCGATGCCCTTACAAGCAATCTGTCGTTTGCTCCTTGCAATTTAATTCCGCCCCTCATTTCTACTGGGTTAATGAACGCAACATTGTCTTCGAAATTAAATCCTTCAATTAGTCCCGGAAGATTAGACGGAACTGCTCCAGCTCTGAACCAACTCAATTTGGTTGTGTACGGATTTCCTGCATAATTCTGCGCCCCCCATGCCATGAAGTCACCAGTTGATTCAAGCCCAAAATAAAGCCCCTTTTTTGAGAAGTCTTGATATAAGTCATTAACACCAATCCGCCCAACCGAACGGCCTGATTTACTAAGCTTCATTCCATCTTTGTCGAACACCGTTGTTGTCAGTCCCGCGCTAACGGTCATGCCTTCAGAGTCAATTGAAGTCGATCCATAACGTCCATCCCAATAGGTTCGTATAAAGTTCGCAACGTTACCTGAAAGTTTATTTACATCTAAGTTAATGATTTTAGATGAATCTACTGACAACTCTGCAATTTGCGCACGCCCAATGGTCGCGTCCTTTATTACCGCACCGTCCAGCCAAGACTTACCAACGGCAGTCACTTCACCATCTAAAAAGATGTGCTTACCTGTGAGCATTAAACCAGACGTATCGCCATTGATACCGCTGATAATATTGCCAATGTTATCTTTGATGCCAAGCTGGAAATTATCTTTGAACAATTGCAGAGCTGTTTGCGATCCTATCTTAGATCCCGGGATATATCCATAATCAGTTGCACCGGCATACATTGAAAACTTACGCATTGCAACTTTTCCAGCATTCCAAGCAAAAGCAAATGATACATATTTCGTATTAGCAGGGGGTGTGAAGGTGTACGTGTATCTAGGCCAATTTGGCAGAAGAGTATTGTATCCATGATTGTAACCCTGAGCGCTAATTTGGCTTTTGTTTGCATCCCAGAAATATATATACCTCGCAAAAGGGGTACCAGTCGTGTTCCAACTTGCACTAGCTGCAAGTTCATATGATCCTGAAAATGTTTGTCCTGCCATTGTCGGTACAGGGTCAGAATGTATCCATGTTGTAGCGTGCGTTGAATTATCATGAATCAGCGCCGTAGTCCCATCACCTGTGTAGTCATTAATGGAAACATTATTAGAATTGCCAGAACCAACTTTTACAGTTGGTGCCCACGGGCCTCCGACATGCCAACCCGGCAATCTGTTGTTGTCATCAACTTCAAACTGGCTGTTGTTCAACAAATTTAGCGACGCAATACGTGCAATAAAAGCGTTAGATGTTTGCGTCAATTGTGTTTGCAAGCCAACATCATAGCTTTTAATCTGGCTTGTAGTGAAATCTTTACCGGATAGCAATGTGTTACTATCTCCATTTGCGCGATCCTTAATTTCTTGTGAAAGACCGTCTGCCGTTTTAGTAACCGTGGTAGATAATCCGTTTATGTTGCTTTTGATTTGTTCGAAGTTACCTTCTACGGTTGAAACTCGTGTGTTAAGACCAGTTTTTGGGTCATTAACCGTTTGATAAACGCCATCTGCTGTTAACTTAACTTGTGCTAATTGAGTGTCGGTGTCTTCCGGTGCCGGCGTCCAGTCAGTTGCAACACTACCAGCTTCAAATTTGAATTTTTCAATGGTAAACGTGTTGGAAGAATTTAACCAAGAATTGACACGTAAAGTCATACCATCAATGTCATTTCTTGCTGTTGTTATGCCATTTCCTAAATCAAAGGTAAGCACAACATTTCCAGACGTAGCATTAGCAGGGATATTAAATACCTGTTCTTGCCATGGAGATTGGTTAAAGAATATTGACGACTTACTGTCGGTTGTTACAGAAGTTGATAATGTCCATTTGAAAGATATTGTGTAAGTTTTACCAGTTACACCCCAATTTTTTATTGGAGAATAAAATAATATCTTTCCATAATTGTCCCGATTATTAGTTCCATTACCAGAAACAATAAAAGGTATGCCTGTGTTTAATACGTAATTACGACCACCAACAGACAAATTATTAACCTTTGTAACAGTCGCATCAAATCCATCTGCTCGTTGCTCAAGACTACTAATGTCTCCAATCAGTTTTCCAGTTGCCTTATCCAAGTCGGTCTTACTTGCTGTCAACTTGATAGCGTCAGAATTAGCTTTAATATTTGTTTCAGCAGAAGCTACACGCTTATCGTTCGTTTCTTTGTACGTACCAATTGTTTGCGTGGCAGTATCTGCAGTTTGTTGTGCTTTATTGACACTGGTTGTCAACTCACCAGTTTTTTTGTCGTAATCTGTTTTAGCAACCTTCGTACTGATGGTATCTGCGTTCAACTTAATGTCTGCTTGCGCTTTGCTAATACGTCCGTCTGCATCTGTTTTGTAATTGTTAATTGCCAACGTGGCGTGGTCTGCTGTTAACTGTGCCTTAGCCACCGCACTATCAACATCTTCTGGCGCTGGTGTCCAATCAGTTGCAACGCTACCTTCTTCAATTTTTACATATCTGAATTTAAGGGTTTCACCCCCAGTCCAACCATTCTTATATTGGTTATTCACACCACCTTGAATACGGAAATAAAGTCCCGTGTTGGTTGAATCAGAAGTGACAGTTATACTTACTCGTTTCCAACTAGTATTGTTAATATCAAAACTTTTATAATCTTCTTTTCCACCTGTTCCACCATTAAAACCATACCTAAGTATTGCTTGTGGAACAGTACCCATCACATCAGCACTGAAGGTAATCTGTTTTCCTGGTGTCAATGGTGTATCACTGAAATTAGCCCACGCAGTAGCTACTTGGTAATACCACTCTGTGGTTGTGTTTGTAGCCCCATTAGTCATTAATATTCCATCACTTGGATAGGTAATAGTAGCGTTTGCCCCTGACGAAGTTCCTATTAATGTTGGTCTGATTACCGAAGACCCATTTAACCCAGATGAATTAATGACATAATTTCTTCCACCAACAGCCAATTTATTAACCTTCGTAACTGTTGCTTCAAATCCATCAGCACGTGATTGTAATGTAGCAATGTCGCCAGATTGTTTCCCTTGGACCGTCTGCAAATTACTAATTATTTGTTTCGTTCCATTGGCGTCAGACACAATTGAGTTCATGCGTTCGTCTTGTTCACCGTTTTTTTGCTTAATTGAAACGATGTCAGTTTTAGCTTGGTTAGCTGTCTGTGTTGTTGCTGTTAAATCAGTCTGAAGTTGACCCGTTTTGGTATTGTACTCAGTTTGCGATACCTTGGTTGATAAACCATCAAGGGCTTGTGTCGCTGTCGTTTGTGCTTGGCTAATCAAACCATCAGCATCAGACTTGTTTTGTTGGATAGTAGCAGTCATGGAGTCTGTTGTTTTCTTAAACTCTGTTCTAACTATCCCATCAGCACTTGTAGCAACTGCAACAGCTTCCGACTTTGCTTGACTTGCATATTGACTTGCCTTTGAAGTTACATCACTAGCCATTGAAGCTGTTTGACTAGCTTGGCTGGCAAAACTACTAGTGAAGTCTTTTTTAGCTTCATTAAGCGCGCTCTGTGCGTTTTGAGCAGTTGTTTGACCAATTGACACAGCCTTAGAATTGGCGTCAGCAACGGCACTGTCCGTGTATGCACTTGCTTGTGAAGCGATGTTTTGCTGATTTCGTGTCAGTTCTTCCGCTGCTTCTGACAGTTTGTGTGCAACACTGCTTGTTGCTTCCGATTGTGTGTCGCTGAGGCCGTCAGCGTATTCTTGGGCTTCGCTTACGGCACTATCGACAGCATTGTCAATCCTCTCGTTTGTTTGGGTATCTACGCTGTCCACCCACTTGCCATTGACCCATACTTTAACGCCCGAATTTTCACCATCATTCCAGAACCACGTATCGCCTTCTTGTGGATGTTCCGGCGCATCACGCCCATAATAATTTTTGCTTTTTCCGTTTGCACTGACAACAGCTTGGTTGGCTTGCTCCTTGACCTCCGTCACTTTATCTTGCAAGTCGTTCAACGCTTTCTTGTTACTATCTGCCCAGCTTGCCTTAGCTGTTCCAATTGATAGCTTGGTGACACGTTCTGCCACCGGATCATAGTGCAGTTCGTTAACAATCGCTGTTACGTTAACACCAAATTCAGGCACATAAACTGTCACGGTATCAGTAAGGCCTATTGTTTCTAACTTTGCGAACTTGTCGGCATAATCTGCACTATCTTGTAGGCTTTCTACTTCAACCTCAACCGTGACTTCTGGCAAATCTTTTCCAGTATTAGCCGACTTAACAAACCAGTCCGCAGCAAACGCATTAATCCTCGCCTTGATTTGGTCGTCAGTGTCGCCTTCGTCAACTTTAACGTCTTGTGATACATCAACCATCTTCGAATAAACGAGTGGATAGTTACCCATTCGTGAACTTTGAACTGTTGCGCCCTCGATTGTTCGTGAAACATCAGTTGAGTTAACGGTTACCGTCGGAACGATTTCAGTCGTCAAGTTGGACACATCAACCGTGTACTTCAATCCGGCAATATTTTTACCCAAACGGAACGTCGCAACATTGTCACGTCCGCGTCGATTGAACATCGCAACACGACGATTTTCACGCTTTAATTCACCGCCCCAAATTTGCAAGAATGAACCTTGAGTTCCAGCTATTGCCTCCATCGGGTTAACGTATCGAAGTTGAGACTCGCTTGTGTGTGTGATGTCTGAGTAGAAAGTGAAAATGTGCGGATGCAACGTTGATTTTTGAATGGCTGTCATTGCTGCCTGACCATCGCCTAACATGTGAATTGTCTTCGATAGATTATTCGTTAAATCATATGTGATTGAATCAGCTTCAATCATCACCGCATAGCCAGTGATATCCAACGCTACCGAAACAATGCGAAACGCGTGATTATCGTCCAATGGTGACGGCTTAGCAAGGATAATATTACCTTCACTGATATCGGCGTAATGTTGACCGTTCACTGGATAATATGCCGTTAAGTTAAGCAATCCGTTTCGCTGTTCATGAATATCGACGTCGTACAAGTCCCCCAGTTGACCCAAGCCGTTATTCAAAAAATCAATTTCATCACTTGAATATAGAATCGGTGTCATAGCGTCCTCCATCTCATCTCAATAGTTGCTGTACCTGCACTCAACTTCACCGTATTAGGCCCTGGTTTCAACATTGGGAATGGCCCAATTGCCATTTTCGCGTTTTCGTTGACCATTACACCACTGTCTACACGCCACACGTTCTGCATAGCGCTGTCTAGCTCGATTGAGCCACTTACACCAGTGAACTTATAAACTGTGCCGTTAATCGTCAGATTGATAGCACCGCTACCGGTAATCTTGATGTATGGCTTATCGGGTGAAAGCGTCGGGTTGGTCAATGTTGTCTGCGTTGTTCCAATCGTGCCAGTTGGTGCAGGATAGACGTACTTATATGGCGCCGCACTCAACGTCACAGCTACTTCACGATATGTTGAGTTGATACCTTTACGTGTCACCTCAGCTTCACCAGTGCGAACGACCTGATACGTGTAGTTCTCATCTGAATACAATCGCAAATCAACATACTTGCCAGTATCTAGCGCTGCCAAGAATTTTACGATATGCTGTCCGACGATCTCACTAGGCTTGAACCCTACTGTGAACTTAATTGTGCGGTTTTCATAAGCGTTATCGTCAAACAAAATAGCCCGATCAATACCGACCGGACTAGTGTTCAATGTGTGTTTGCGTTCAGGAATAGTGATTTCTGGGAAGCTGGTAATAACCGCTTGGATGTCCTCACTATTCAACTGTCCAATTGTAAAACTTCCCTTGTTCATCTTATGCTCCTGTTACACGGGCCTTTGCAGCTTGTGAACGTGTAATACCGTCCATTACTGCGTCCCTAATCTTGTTTATTGTTGCTGGCGTTGTGTCTGCGTTAACTTGGATGACAATTTGAGTACCACCCATCTCACCACCAAGCGCATCAACAATACCTTTACCAATGCCACCAAGTGTTTTGTCGTTCAAAGGCAATGCTGCTTCAGGGCCAGCTTCACCAACACCGTTATAGCCACCATTGGCAGCGAACAAAGTTGGCTTAGTAAAAATACCACCCTTGGCATACCAGTTAACGCCAATCCTTGGAATTTGTCCCTTCAATGGGTTAAATGATCCAGACAAACTAAAGTGCGGCAGTGGAATGTGCGGAATTGAGATTGACGGGAACCTTAGACTGAAATTGAATAACCCCTTAATACGATTAACAATGCCACTAACCACGTTCAATGCTCCATTCAATACGTTTGAAGCTGCGTTCCTAACGCCATTAAAAGCCCCCGACGCAATACCGCCAAGACTATTCAGAACGTTTGATATAGTGCTTCTAATGCCATTAACAATATTGCTAATCGCAGAACGAATACCATTCCAAATTGAACTAGTCGTTGATGAAATGCCATTCCATACACTAGAAATAGTCGAACGAATACCATTGACGATATTTCTAATCGTTGATGAAATGGCGTTGAATACGTTCGATATCGTTGAACTAATTGCATTGGCGACGCTGGACACCGTTGAACTGATTGCGTTCCAGACAGTAGAAAATACATTTTGAATGCCAGCCCACAACCCAGAAAAGAACGACCCAATTGCTGTAAACACAGTCGTAATCGTATTTTGAATTTCAAAAATTGCATAATTAATGGCAACCTTGATTTTTGCCCAAACTGTATCCAGCCACTCAACAATCGCGCCCCAATTCTGGATGGCAATCACAATCGCCGAAATAGCTGCAATAACACCAGCGATAATACCGACAATTGGCAGCAATACACCGGCACCAAACGCACCGACAACTGTTGCGATTGTAGTAATTACTGGCATCAAAATAGCTAGCACCGCTAACACAGCCCCGATAACACCAATAATTGCTTGAATAGGCCCTGGTGCATTAGCAATTGACGTTACTAGTTGTGAAATAAAATCAATTACTGGTGCTAACTGAGAAACCAAGTTCGCAAGTGCATCTTTCAATTGATTGATTGACGCTTGCATTTTTTCACCAGGTGTTTTTTTGGCCATTTTATCAGCAGCACCGTTCACCTTTTCGGTTCCGGTTGCGGCTTCAAGCAATGCGGCCGAAGCACCTTGACCCAAATCTTCGAATTGTGTTCCCAAACCTTGAACAGCTGCTTTAGCTTGATCTGCCGGCATTCCCTTCAAGTCTTTACCCACGGCAGACATGACTTCCGCTGATGTTGCTTGTCCGTCCTTGAACTTTTGGAAAACGTCTTGCGTAGCCTGACCAAACTGTTGCATTGGTTCATCAAGCTGTCCTGACGTCAAACGAAGTTGGAATTCCTTAACCGCATCAGCGACCTTGTCAGTGTTAAAGGCTCCGTTTTGCATACCTGCGTTCAACACATTAAGCATGTTTCCAGCGCTCATCCCAGCGTCTTGGAATGTTGGTGCATACTCATTGACCGTGTCCAAGAAGTCATCATTCTTGTTCAGTCCGTCTTGCAGACCTTTAGCCACAACATCAGTGGCCTCTTGACCACTAATTTCAAATCCCTTCATTGCTTGTGAAGCAGCGTTGGTAGCGTCCTTAATGTCAACACCACCGTGCTTTGCAATAGCTACTAACTGGTTAGTTAGATTCGTCAAGTCTTGACCGTTTAAGTCTTGAAATGAGTTCTTGACCGTCATGACAGCTTCACTAGCTTCGTTTACATCTTCAACTAATCCGCTGTTAAACACGCCGTGAACTGATTGAGTTGCCTGGTCAGCTTGCGACTTGGTTAATCCCATTGAATTCTGCATCAAGCTTTGTGCGTTGGCAAAATCCATACCAGTATTAAGGATGTCGCCACCAATTGCAGCCGCCTTATCACCAACTTGTCCCAAGGCATCTGCCAAGCCCATATTTTTGATGTTTTCAGCCGTGTCATTAAGCTCATCCATACCTGATTTGGCTTGCTTGAAACCAGCTTCTGCTTGCGCTGCAGCATCACCGCTACCTTGTAGGTAGTTTGTGGTGGCTTGCAAACCACTCTTCAAGCGACCCAATTGTGCTTCAGTAGCTTGTACTTCACGTTGAAAACCACGATATTGTTCTTCACCAATATCACCAGCTTTGAATTGTGCCTCCACTTGTGATTGTGCCGACTTCAATTGATCAAGCTTTTGAGACGTAGTTTGAACTGCATTGCTCAATAGCTTTTGTTTTTGTGCAACTAATTCAACATTACCAGGGTCTAGCTTCAACAACTTATTTACGTCACGCAATTCTGCGCTTGTCTTACTGGTTTGTGAGTTGACGTCCTTTAAACTCGACTGCAATCCGGTAGTATTACCGTCAATGTCAATCGTGATACCTTTAATTCGACTTCCCGCCATCTATATCTCCTTTCTAGAACGTATCGAAATCAGCTTGGTTCGCCTTTTTGACAGGTGATTCATTAGACTTAGCGCGTTCATTAGCTTTTGTTTCAGAGTTTGCGTATTCAACGATGTAGTCCATTACCTGACCTAAGTCCATCATGCGTAACTCTTCCCAGGACAAGCCCGATTTTTTTGCAATGTATAAGTAGCTTTCATCATCAAATACATCGTCGGTTTCGTACTCGTCCTTTAGGCTTTTTTTGTCGAAATTGAGGTCATAGCAATCTCGACAATATCTTCCAAAATGTCGAAAATTGGGAAGACTTCAAATCCTTCAAACCACTTGCCATATGGCGCAATGTTAACATCTGCATTCTTGGCGTAAATGTAGGCCATATCTTGTACTAATGTGATGTCCTTGTTGAACAAAACGCCAGCCTTTTCTGCGTCCGTTTCAGCACTGGCCGCCTGTTGAGCAAGCTCCAAGAACTTTCCAAAATCATCAAAGAAATCACGTCCAAATTCATTGCGATAAAAGATTGGTGTAGCACCAGATGAAACTAACGTTATTTCCTTATTTCCAATAGTGATTGCCTTTTGCATGTCATTGCTCCATTTCTATTTTCGATATGTATGCCGGGCTTCCCCGGCCAGTCATTAAACCGTTGGTGCGCTTGCGCCAGGTACGTAAACAGCAGTAAACCAGTCGTCGTACTTAGCAGATCCTTGTGCAGCCTTACCCTTAATCTTGTAGTCATAAGGGTCTGCCATTGCTGAAAATTCGAACTCAGCAGTTTGTGCGTCAATCTTGTCACTCTTGGTTGCTGAACCATCACCAGCGCGTGAGAATGACACGTTATACAAGACGTGTCGAACGTGCTTCTTATCTCCTGAAAACTCAAAGGCCATTGCGACCTTTGAACCATGGTTATCAGCATTTTCAACCACTACACCATCGGCGTTCTCAACGTTACCAAACAGCAACGCTTCAATTTCGGGTTGCAAGTAAAGCATCGTTAGCTTTCCCGTGTACCCTTGGTTGTTTTCTTCCTTGTCGTAAAGAATATCGTCAGCATGGACTTCCAAAGCGTCTCCGTTTGGATCCAATGTCAATTCAGTTGCTCCACGCCAATGAACAGGTGTTCCGTACGTCAATTTAGTGCCACTGTCTGTAATTTCAAACAAATGCACATTGCGCAAACCGTACTTCACCTTGTTGGTATCATTCGATGTTGTCATCTAAATCTTCTCCAATCAATTGAATTAAGAAAATCGTCTCGTGCATGTCTTCTGACTCGATCGGTTGGTCAGACTTTGCATAAACGATTTCTTGTGAACGCAAAAAGGACTTAACAGCTCGTTCAAGTTGTAAGTCCTTTTTGTCTGTGTATAGCTCAATAGTCACGTTAATGACTTCTTGATAGTTTTCATTATCTGCAAACGCATCCTCGTTGTCTTCTGCGTAATACACAGCGAACGGTATACCGGGTGCGTCACCTTCCGGAAATTGATAATAGGCAACCGGAATGCCTAGTGCAGTTTTAAGTGCTGCCCCAAACTCATTGAATTGCATCTAATCCCCCAATGCAGAACGAACACGGTCTTCATACTCGCTTGCTACCCACTCATCAACGTCAGCAATGTGTGGAAACGCTTTTGTACGCCCACCATTACGCTTGGCGTGACCCTTCTCCAGCAAGTGAGTTAGTTGACCGTCAGTTGCGTTGAAGACAACGTAACCCTTACCGTTCTTCTTCGATTTCCAGCCTTTACGATACTTTCCAGTTTGGTCTTTGAACCCCCCAGCCGACCGCAACTTGGTCGCCGCTTCTTTAGCGACTTCCTTTTGCGCGTCTTCCAATTTGTCCTCGACTTCATCTGTATATTGTGCCAATGCACGCGCGATTTCAGCGCCTAAGTCATCAATGCTTGCCATCAGTCAAATCCTTTTGCAAATACAAAGTAGTGCGATCACCAGACACGGCAGTTCGGTAAACCTTATACCGTTGTCCGTTGAACTCCACCGATTCTTCTCCTGAATAGTCAATTGAGTTGATTTGAAATGCCAAGTCGGCTCTCAGGCCAGCTTGCCCAGCCAAACTAAACTCATCACGACCAACAGTGAAGGCATTAGCATATACCTTGCGCGCCGTAAAAGTTTCAACTGGTTGCAATAACTCATCTTGCGTATACGCTGCGCTTAACAGCGTTAAAACTTGGTCATACTTCATCAGTTCCACCCCCATATTGAGAATGAAACGACAAACTAGTTTTCAACTTCTCGTATCGGTCTAGAAACTTCTCTGAATCAGGATTGTCATAGCCCCAATGCGCCTTAACATAAAGCGTGATAGCTTGCCGAATAATGACCGCCTTAGAACTAGCGAACTCGTCCGACACCAAACCATCAATATTGAGGTCGGCACGCGCTGCTAAGATAAGATCGTTCACTTCGTTTTGCAAACCCTCGTCAGTTGTGGTTGAGCGCAACGCAACCATGATGGTATCGAATAATTCATCTCGTTCCATAAGCGCCACCTTTTAAATCAACGCAAGCAAATCTGCCTTCTTAGCATCATCAGCATATTCAATCTTGTTTGCGTCCAAGTAAGCCTTGATGTCAGCTACCGTATTCTTATCGGTTGGCTTTTCGACAGTCTCTTCCACAGTTTCGTTAACGCCTGCTTGCTCATCTTCAACGGTTTCGTCTTCGGCAGGCTTTTCATTAACTACTCCGATGAAATCACCCGCCTTCAATTCAGCGATTCGCTGGTCAGTCGGAAACTTTGGATATTCATCACCCGCTACATACGAAATCTTCGTGTGCTTGTCGATAAAATCAGACTTTACAATAAACTTGTCCATATTACATCAGTCCTTTCTTAGGCTTCTGCCGTGATTGATACCATGTAACCAGCGTCAGTGTCGGCAGCTTCAACGTCAAATCGGATGACAACGCGTGGAATACGTCCGTAAATATCGTTGTCTACCCATTCGATTGCAACGTCCAAACGGTCAGCGAACAAAATTGCTCGACGCAAATCACCAACCCACAACTTCTTAGTACCAACCGTGTCAGTTGATACGAATTGGTTGTCTGCAATTACGTTAACAGGCAAACCAAACAATGACTTACCGGCTGGTGAAGAAATTTGGTCTTGCAACAAGTAACGGCCTTCGTTGTCCTTCGTCTTGTCCAACTCGTTGTACATTGACTGCGTCATAACAAACGTCTTGTTGTAAGCAGGATCCAATGAAACGTTAACGATATCCTTCAATCCATCAACAATGGCATTAGCAGGAACTGACTTAGCTGTAAATGATGCCAACTTTGTAGCAATTGCAGCGTTTGTCGTGTTCGTCTTGATAGTTTGGATGTGCTCAGCAACCAATTGACCCAAATCAATTTGTGCATCGTCCAAAGACTCTTGTGAGATTGGCAAAGCACCACGGTGTGTAGCGACTTTCCAATCGACTTGCAAGAATTGTGGCTTAGCCAAGTCAGGGTTTGCTTCCAATTCATCAACTGACGGAATAGTAGTTGAAGCACGCTTCAAGATTGGGTACTTACCAGACGCAGCTGACACCTTAGTCTTTTGTACCAAAGAAGCCAAGTCAACAACCGTTTCCAACTTCAAGGTTGGGTCGTAAATGATTTCTTCTGGGATAAGTGAACCGGCGTCAGTTGACGTCAAACCTTCGCGCTTCTCACCCTTCGAACGCATGAATGCGTTAAATGCTGAACGTTGCTCAGCTTGTTCAGATTGCTTGTCTTGTGGAGTCTTAGTTACTTCAATTGGCATTGATCGTTCCTCGTCTTTCTTTTCATCATCACCGGCACCATTGGCCGGCGCTTCGTTTTCATCTGTGTTGTCTTTTTCTGACTTGTCATCAGTCGGCGCATCATCTTCCGTGTTGTCCTCGGATACAGAAGAACCCACATCAGGAGTTGGGCTTGCGCTGTCGTCCTGTGCGGGTTCTTTAGTGTCTTCTGGTTGTGCATCTTGCAATGATTGCAAGTCCTTAATGTCATTTTCGATTTGCTTTACTGCATCCATTGCAGCTTGCGCATCATCTGCAGTTGCATTGGGATCGTCGATTAGCTTTTGAGCCGCCTCGATTGCATCTTGCAACGCCGTGTTCTTTGCTTGAACACTCTCATCTAGTGTTGCCATTAGAATCTACCATTCCTTTTCTGAATTTGTGCCAGCGCTACAGTGTCTTGCAAGCGTTGGCGAAGTGAATACCCCTTGGCACGTTGTGCATCACGACTGGCGATTGCGATTGATGTATCGTCATAAGCCGGCAAGGGTGTGATTGTAATTTCGAACACTTGGTCAATCTTCGTTACGTGGCGGATATCAGGTTGACCAGAGTCATTACTGAACTCCCACGTATCTTCGGCAGCAGTGAACATGAAACTCATGCCCTTGATATTGCCAACTCGGATATTTTCCAAGACGTCGTTAGCAAGCGGCGCTGATGTCAAGATTATGGACAGGCTTTTTTGGCACCGAGAGGTACCGCACCCCGAAAATTTTTCAAAACCCGGATTTTAGCTTAAAACGGCGTGATTTCTGGGTGTTTTTGCAGGTGGAACAG